ACTTTATTTGCTATTGCTAAACCACCTGCTACAGAAGCATCACCTGATACTCCAAAGGTTTGTCCTACAAATAAAGTACCATCTATTTGAGCAGCATTGGTAGCTAATTGTAATGCTGTGTTACCGGCATCACCATCTTGTATTGTTGTTAATGTTCCTGTAATTCCTGTATTAGCAGAAGTAGCTACTTTAAGTAACTGCTTATACGTGTTGTTTATTAGTCTTCCTGTTAGTGTACTCATATTGAATCCCAATCCCTACCTATTTGTGTTGTGTCGTCATTCCATGTTAATTGTGTTGTATTCCATATTGCATTTCTACCACCATCATCTGGTCTAGCATTTCTAATTACAGGGTCTTCACTAACATTTGGAGCTTTATTTTGTGGATGATTATGTAAATCATATCGGCCATCAAAACAAGTAGGACAACGTAAAGTGTTATAACTACTTAATCTCATCACTCTTTGTGGATAAACAAAACCACATTCATCACACATACCTATTGCTCTTTTTTCAGTAGCCATTAAACAATTCTTAATTTAGGTTTAAAAAATATACTTGCTCGTTCTTTATCTTCTTCCATTGCTCTTAAAAGAAGTTCTTCATAATTTGCTTTTAATAATGTTAATCTTTCACTAGGTATGCCTGGTCTTTTTAATCCCATATAATATGCAAGCCCTGCAGTAAGACAAGGTAAAAATCTTACTGGGGCATCTGCATTTTGGCTGAATGATTTATTTGTATCTTGGACTTGACGAATAAGTTCTACCTGTAGAAGACCAGTAGCATCTGGCACAGGGTACAAAAATATTTTAGGATTAGCTAAATTTCTTTTAACAGTATATTGTGTAGGCCTACCTGCCTGAAATTTATTTGGAAGAATATGATATTCTTCAAATGATTTTCTTTCTAGTTTAGTTTCTGCTGATGTACTGTTTGGTTGATAAGTTACAACTAATGCATCAATAGCTGATGAAGCTAAATCATATGTTGTTGTATCAGCTGCAACTGTTACTGTTGTTGTATCTGTATTCCAAAGTAAAACACCTCTGTTCTGCCAATCATTTAACATTAAGTTAATTGAACGTCTAGCAGAAGCTGGCTCATGACCTAGTGTCTCTTCAGCACCAATCATTTCCATTGCTTCTTGAATTACTTCATCAATATCTAAATTAAAATTATATGTTCCTGATTGTGCCATTAGCCTATCTTTGTTTTATTATGTTGTTTTCTAATAGTCTCTTTACCTTTTTTAAATATACTAGCTACCTTATTTTTATTCATAACTCTAGCTCGTTGTTCTCCTACAGTTAATATCTGTATTTTTCTAGCAAAAGGTTTACTAATTTTTTTTACTTTATTTACAGTATCTCTTGCATCTTTTTCTGTTGCAAACTTTATAGATACTGTATCTTTTGGATTTTCGTCTGTGTATAATCTTCTACCAGAACCTTTAGGTTTTTTACCTGTGCCTACTACTGGGTCTGGCTTAGTAATTTTACCTTTTTTTCTTGACATAATTTCCTTTGTTGTTTTAAATAACAATACATTTGTTGTCTTGTCATAACACACCTCCTAATTAAAGTTAGTGCGTTTCTTCAGTTACCCTACTTCCAACTCTTACGAGCCAAACGATTATGTTTTTTTCTTTGTCTTCTTCTTAAATGTTGATACAAATGTTGGCTTACCACCTACACCTTGTGCTTTAGCTCTTTTTCTTTTAACTGCAGACTTTCTTTGCCCTGCAGTCATCTTTTGTGCTTTTGCTAATGGTACACATTTAGGATATTTTCTTTTACTACCTTTAGCTTTTTTTCTACCACATGGCTGAAACTTACCATTCTTCTTTGGTGCTCCTATATCAACCCATTTTTCTCCTACCCATTTACGTAAGCTCATCTGTTCTTAATCCATTTATATATTGCATAAGTACCTAAACCAAGTATAATATAAAGTATACCGTCAATCCAAGGTATATTATGTACTGTATTAATTAGTTCAGATGTTATCGTCACTTCTTTTTCCTACGAGTAGTTTTTCTTTTCTTCTTAGTAGTTTTCTTTTTCTTCTTACCTCCTGGTTTTACTTTACCAGAACATACTGCTGATGCATACATATTAGCATATGCTGATGGATATACATCAAACTTTCTTTTTGCTGCTGCTTTACCTTTTGGACAAAGCTTTGCCATTATGGTCTTCTTGCTTGATTACGTCTAGCCATACCTGGAATCATCTTAGCAGTACTACCACCATTTTTCTTTTTAACTAAGCCACCAGCTTTAGCTGCATACTTAGACTTCATAGGTGTACCACCCATCTTAGCTCCATATTTACTTTTCATTCCTGCCATAACTTTTCCTCCTGTTTGTTTTTCTTCTTTTTTATTTTTTTTCTTTGGAAATCTTTTTTCATTTTCTTTTTTTTCTTTTTCCGTCATCTCTCTTATTGTTATTGGCATTTTTAGTTTCCTTATATAAATTATTAAAAGTTATTTCTGGGTCAGTATAACTATCATGTATCTCTGCTGCATGTATATGTTGACTTGGTATAAAATCTGGAGGTCCTTCTCCAGTTACCCATAAAGCAGGACTTGTTACTCTAACTCTATTATTAGGTAATGATACTATATTACCTGTCCATTTACCTGCATCAATTAATTGCATTACATGATTTTGTTTATGTTGTGCTGGACAATCACTTATATCACTATCAGTAAAATCAACTGTAAACATATAACGAGCTTTATAAAATTCATTATCTATCTTACACATCCAAGGACTAGCTGTTAATAAATCTAGCTTAACTACAGTATGTGTTCTTGATGAACAATCCCAAGGCTGTGCTAAATGAGTATCCATTCTTTCTGGTATCTCTTCTAATATCTCATCAGCTATTAATGCTGTGATTGGCATCCTTGCCCACATTGCACCACCATGAACATTAGGTTCATCTTCTATTCCAGTAAACATTACTTGGAAACTTAAACATCTATCTGGTATTGTATTAACTGCAAAAGCAATTCCATGTAATACTTCACCATGATAATCTAGATGGTTATGTGTAAACTCTTTTCTTACCCAACATTTAAAATGTGGTATGTTACTAATTAAATAAGACAACTAACATTTCCATCTACGTCTTGCTTGTCTTAATCTTGAGTTAGGGTCTTTAGCTGCTTTTGGAAACTTCTTCATTTGTCCTGCAGACCTAGCACAAAAACTCTTTCTTCTTTTAGCATCCTTACTGCCTTTCTTTACATTACCTGTAACAGCAGTTTTTAATTTACTACCAGGATTATTTTTTCTATACTTAGCTACACCTTTAGCAGTCATGCCTGCACCTGACTTGGTAGGTCTTTTATCTCCACTCTTAATTGACATGCCTTTCATGCCTTTACCTTTAATCTTTTTTTTCTTAGGCATTTTCTATTTTAGATTCTTCTTTTACTTGAGCTTCAATAGTACCTTGTACTTGAGGTCCTTTTCTAGCTGCACCATAACCTTGTCCGGTTGGTCTACCTACAATATTATTTAAATCATATTTCTTTCCGGTTCTGCCTTGGCCACCTTCTATAATTGTTTTACCTACAAATTGTCCCATTAGTTACATCCTCCATAAATTGAAGCAACAAATTTATTACCTATGCTGCCACCTTGTTTAGCTTTTATTGTTTTTATTTTTATATTTTTTTTATTTTTATTTTTTTTATTTTTTTCTTGTTGTTTTTGTAATTCTTTTTTTATTAAATTATTATATGATTTTTTATCAGCTACTTGCATACGTGATTTTGGCTTAGCTTTTACTTCTTGTAAAAACCTTTTATCTACAGCTCTTTTAAGTTCTTTACCCCTTAAACCATCCTCATAAAGTTCTTCTTCAAGTTGTTCTTTAATTTTATCATTATCTACAATATCCATTATTTAATCCTTATCATAAAAAGATTGTACAAACTGATTACCATTATTAGAAACTTTACCACCATATAACTGATAGGCCATGCCTCCACCTTTTCTTTTAATAACTTTTTTTTCTTTAACTGATTTTTTTGGAGGTACAATTTTACCAGTTAATGAATCAGTATTACCTTTTACAACTTCTCCTTTTGGTGGTTTAACTTTTGATTTATTTTTAATAGCTTTCATTCCTAAACCAGCTCCTATAGCACCTGCAACAAAAGCCCCTTTGTTAACCTTACCACCTTGTTTTTTAAATCCCATATTATTTCTTACTCCTGTAGGTAGATTACTTAAACCTTTACCTTTATTACCTGCAGGTACATCTTTTAAATTCTTCATATTATTGCCTCTTGTTACTTGTAAGTTTATATTACTTCTACTAATACTCATTAGTCTGAATTTTTCATTACCGGTGTTGGACCACCTAATGGATTAGCTGGAGTTTGCATATCATCTCTTCTAGTTCTTCTAGCTTGATTTCTTAATGAGTTAATAGAACCTTGAAACTTTTGTTCCATTGTAGGAACTAAAGAAAAGTTCTTCATGAATATCATTGACTCTACCATACATGCATCAAATAAAGCATTATAACAAAACTCGCTAAAATAGTTTGATGTGGTAGCACTTGTTCCTGTAGCACTAGATAATGCTAAAGGTCTTTTTGTAGTTTGTATCTCACCAGTCAATGCTGAAGCTGGTGTAGGTACTACATAAATTTCTGTGTTATTTTTTCTTGAATAGTATCTTGGTGTTCCTGTTGATGCACTTGCATGAGGAAAATAATCTATTGCATATTCGTATGTTCGTTGTAATAATGGTGTTATATTAGATGAAGCACTTGTTTTATAGTTTACATTTCTAACTACTAATGTACCTTCTGGTACTGTTACTATAGGGTCTCCTGCAGTAAAACTAAAACTAGAATAATTATCTAAACCAAAATCATCTAGTTCTTTCATTAATCTACTTTCAGCTCTTTCTACAATATTAGATATTTGTGATTCATATTCACTAGAATCATTCTCTGTAGTATTTATTAAATCTGTTTTTAAAAACGAATACGAGGGCATGTATTATCCTACTATTAAAGTTATACCACCATTAGCACCAGGTGTAGAAACACTTACTGTTCCTCTACATCTAATACCAAGTTCTCCTATATAAATATCTGCTTGCCCACTTGCCGGAACTTGAAACTTAATTTTACTTCCTTTAGAGTCTTCAATATCAATAGTACCATTAACTGTTGAGTAAGCATGTATTGCTAAAATTCGTGTGTCACCTTGTGTGGTAACAGCTACTCCAGTTCCTTGTATAAATTTTGACGTAATGTTTGTTGACATTTTAATTCCTTAATGTTAGTATAGGAAGGCAGAGTAACTCATACCTTCCCATAATTTTATTAGACTCCTGGGTTTCCGATATACCCTCGCCAGTCAGATACACCAAAAGAATATCTTTCTCTTGCTTTAAATCTGATGTTTCCGGTATCAAAATCAGGTTCCATTTTAGTTTGTAAAGGTGTTCTAGTGAACATCTTAGTACCATTTGGAACGTCAGTTTTTATGAAATACGCATCTGGGTCATTAAATCTTCTGTTTACAAAGAAACCATTAGGAACTAGTCCCATGTTCTTTAAACTGTTGATGTCATTGTCTGCACTTCCAGTTGTACCTGGGGTGTTTAAAATTACATCAGCAACGAAGATTAATTCGTTAGGTACGTGTAATGATACTGCTCCTGCTCCAATCAAAATACCTCTATCATCTTTAAGTTGTTGTACTTGTATTAAAGATGTTTCAAGTGTAGTTTGAGATAAGTCAGCATTAGTGCCATTGTTTGCATAATTGCTTTGTGTTCCACCAACAACTACTGGGTGAGCAGTGCTTATAAAAGCCTGTCCATCACCAATAGCAGTAGCACCAGCAGTAAAAGCATTATTGAAAACTGAAGCAGCTTTCTGTTGCTTTGTATTTGCCATTGCTCTTGCTAAACCTTTTGCTCTTAACTTTGAAAAAGTGTCATAGAGGTTGTCCTCCATTGCTTCTTCTGTAATTGCAAAAGCAAGTGCGATTGTTTCATTTTGATATCTAGCGACATAACTTTCGCTTGCATTATCAAAAGATACAGCAGCACCTTCTAGTTTAGTTGGGGCAGTACCAAATCCTGTAAAGAGGACTTCCTCTTCAAAAGACCTGTCTGAGTTCTCTACATCATATAGAGGCTCATGTTCATTGTTAACTTCTCCGTACTCCATTCCAAAGACTGCATTCAATCCAGGAAGGAGCTCTTTACTAATAGCAGCTCTATTTATAGCCATTTTATATTATCCTTTCCTAGTTGTTATGCGACTGAAACTTGAGACATCAGCGACTGTGACCTGTGCATATTAATATAACACTCCACAATTGGAAATGCGTCGTTTGAACTTGCATTACCATTGACAGAATCGCCATCTATATCTTTTCTTCCTACTATTCTAATTTGCGCACCAGTTGATGTTGTAGC